AACTTGTTCAGTATTTGGAAATCCAGGAATTGAATAACAGTTCAGTTTTAAATTATTTTCTTCGGCAATTACGCGGGCAACGGCATACTGCCACATATTGTTGCCCAGTGTTCCCAACTTATGTACGTTAATCATTCTTCCCAAGAGCGATGGGTTTCATTCAGTTCGTTAATGAACTTAGCAAGGGGACTGCCAGAGAACTTTTCAAACTCATGATTATCTTTGATGAAGCAATGTCCACCCCATCCAAACTTGCCATCCCATCCAGGAACTTGAGTATGTGATGTGCCAATACGCTCATCCATACCAGCAATCATACGGAACTCATCAAAGGTAGACTCACATCCCAGTTTCTGATGTGCCCTATAGAGTTCATTATAGATGGAAACCTTAGTTGCCAGGAAGAAGTTTTCGGCATACTTAATCAGTGCGGCACTACGAATATCAGTAATACCAACTCTATAATGATCAAGATTGTCCAGGCGATCTACAAAGATATCAGCAACTGTTTGTGCTGCTTCTTTTTCACCACCAATGATACAGAAGTTCTGGTTCTGGAACTTCTCAATATTATGACGAGAGTCTAGATATTCGGGACTGTGAAGAACTCGAATATTCTTATACTTTTGTTGGGCAGAGTAATAATAGTCTGGAGTAGAAGTTGACTTACAACAAACAGGAGTATTGTTTCCAATATGACTATTCACCTGAGCAAGGATCTTATCTAAGAGACCGTGGTTATCTCCCTTTGGAGTATCTACACAAACAAAGACGGCATCAAACTGCTCACCATCATGATTAGCGATTACATCATCACTCAACTTTGGATCGATGATTACCTTTTCTTCATCGGTAAAAATAGAGGCAACGGCAGATCCAACATAACCGTGCCCAACAATCATTACTCTCATTTTACTCTCCAAATGGTTAGACTCTCACGCCACCAGAAATAGAACTTGCTATACTTGCGAGACTCATTCAAGAACTTGTCAGTCATATCCTGATCAATTTCAAATCCCCAGGCATTCATGAGTTTTTGTACATCATGATAATAAAGAGGACTGATATGCTGAGGTGGAGCATCAGCGGGAGGATAAGTTCCACTCCAAGTAAGAATTAGATACTTTCCAGTAATCTTCTTGAGATTATCAAGGAATACATCTAAGAACTTAGGATCAACGTGCTCGGCAACTTCAGTACAGTTGACAAGATCAAACTTCACATCATCCTCAATGGGATCACGGATATCAAGAATATTGATACAATCCTGAATTTTTTCATCAGCATTGTCTTTTTGATATTGAAAGTATTCAATACCACAAGCATCAGTATAGTTTAGCATATTGTATACTAGATGACCAGTGGCACATCCAACATCACAAAAAGTATTAATCTCTTCAAGATCAAAGGTTGCTTTTATACACTGATAGTATTCATCATAAGGAGAAGAATCTTCCCTAAGTTCCAACTCTGGTGGATACATGATATCAATGTCAACCTTACCACTCTCACAGAAGGAAAGAGGTGGATTTCTTTGAAGGATATTTGAATCTAGATGAGAGTGTTGCTTGTCAATAACGGATGAAATGCGATCACTCCAAGAAAGATTTTGTTCGTAAAATTCTTTAATCATTTCTCTCAAGTAAAACGTGGTTCCCTTTCTTTTCGTATGCTAGATAATCAACTCCAACGTATAGTTCTTGATCATCGATTTGATAATTGGTCCAATCACCAAAGAAAGGACGATTAACATCAATTATACCAGCAAGAGCATCAATTGAGGAACCAACGTCAAGAAATACTGCATCAGTATATTTCTTAAGTCGATGAATAAGACCCGACTTAACGTGTCCCATACCCATCAGAAAGATCTTAGAAGTTGAGTTTTTAAGTTGCTCACCAACCATTCTTTCAGTTGCTTCAAGATCATCACAAGCAAAACGCTGCGGAAGAGAGATATAATCTTGAAACTTTTCAAGTCCAAGATACTCTTGATATTGTGGAGCTTCAATAACATTCTCAATGATATTGAGTTTGCTATCTGCACCAATCAATCCAATTTTACCTGAAAACTCTTGAAGAATCCATTTGTTAGCAACCAGTCCATATCCATACTCAGCAGGATAATCAATCTGGGTATCAGGAATAACTTCGTTGAACTTTGAGATATTTTCGGGGTAGATTTCGCATGTGTAGTAATCACACAATTTGGCACCATCCACAAAGTCCTCATGACCAATATCATCATACCCTTTACTCAGTGCTCTACGACCAGGGGAAGCACTACCAATTCCCTGCTTCTTAAGGAAGAAATAATCCCCATCACCGAATTTGTAGAATGTTTTAGACTCGTTGTTAGCAACAAGATTTTTCAAAAGATCCTTAAACTCTCCTAGTTTCTCTTGAAATTTTGGGAAGGTATCTGGATTACCAAAGCATGGGTTGGCATCCAGATTTACGGTTCCTTCGATTTTGTAATTGTCCAAATACATATCAGTCCTCAGTTACAATAGTTCCATGATAAACGGTTTTCTTGCCATCATATGAGACAATATTCTTTTCTTTATAATATTCTTTAACCCAATAAATTACATAATCAATATCTTCTTGGGTCATTCCAGGATGACAAGGAAGACTGAGTAGTTTTTTCCACTCACGATCGGCAACTGGATACTCACGATCTTGCTTCACAATATCATACTTATGAAGAGGTTTAAAGTGAACACTAGTATGAATCTTTTTATCTGCAAGATAATCAATCATATCATCACGTTCAGCAGCAGGAACACGAGCACAATAATACTGAACAGTTTCAGACCAAGCAGGAGGACGAATCAATCCCGCAAGTTCATCATTGTAGCACTTCTGAATATGACGACGCCATTCCAGGTTCTTAGGAAGTTTCTTCATCTGCTCCAAACAAATTGCTGCCTGAAGGTCAATCATGTAACACTTATATCCAAGAACATCAACTTCATAATCCCAGGAATAACCAGGTTTGCCAGTCAGTCCATCATCCTTTTTGACACGAGAGTAAGTGCTGGTGATACCCAACCAGGTCAGTGGAACCAGTTTCTCATAAAGGTCTTTATCATTGGTAGTAATCATACCACCATCTCCACAAGGCATTGTCTTCACTGCTTGGAATGACCACACGGCAACATCACCTTGCATACCCGCGCCAGGTGTATAGCAACTATGAGCACAGTCTTCAATAATCAGACCATCATAGAATTTACGGATTTCATCAATAGGAGCAGGAACTCCCGCCTGATTAACTGCTATGATAGCCTTTGTGTTTGGTTTCAAATGCTTGCGAACATCTTCAGGATCCAAGCACATGGTATCTTCCAGAACATCAACGATGTTGGAAGTACAGTTATTCCACAGGGGAACAACAGCAGTGGTCATGAAAGAGATTGTGGGATTGATAATATCACAATCTTTAATGCCTAGTGCCTTAAGAACAAGGTCTTGACCACTGGTAGCACTATTCACTGCGACGGCATACTTAGCACCAACCATCTCAGCAAACTTCTTTTCGAACTCGGCAACCTTAGGTCCCTTGCCCCACCAACCACTTTCGATTGACTCTCTAATGGCATTAACTTCTTCATCACCACCAACAGGGCGAAGAACAGGAAGTACAGTATCGCGGATTTTCATTGTTGTAATCTAGAATAAGTTTATGTTAGTAATCAATTAACGTGGAAGTTATCAATATCAAGGATTGTTTTAGATCCCTCCCAATTGTTGCGGATCATGGTCAACCAATCATTGCGAATAATACCCAACCAAGTCAACCACTCATATTCAATTTTATTCTCAGTGACAAAATTATACAGTAGTTGTTCAGACCCAAGTGTTTGTACTGGGTTGTCTTGAATGTACTTCATCGCATAATTAGCATAATCAACCATAACAGAAGTATTCATTGAGAAAAACATATCATTATAAAGTCCTTCCTTGCAACTCTCGTGGAATTTCCCACTAATATAAGCGAAATCTGGATTTGATAGTAATGCTTGCTTTCCTAAACTGTCTGTCCTTTCAAAAACATATGGGCAGGTGTAAAAGCGCCTTGCCGTAATATAAGAAACATTCTTGTAATTATCTAGGTCAGTTTCATCAAGGGCACTTTTGAGCATGAGAAGTTCTCCCATACCCTTATTAACTGTACCAATATTTCCAACACTCCCAGTAGCACACACTTCAGACTCAGACAGAAGTTCTCTAAGTTCTGGATTTTTGATCTGATCCAGTTCATCAATGGTATTTTCGCAGATCAAAAGATCAAAGTAATCTGGGAGAACTCTCTTGAGTTGCTTCAGACAGATTAGATACTCTTCTTCTCTAGCATCACAAGCTTCTTCTGGAAGTTGTACTGGGCGAATTGAACAGAACCCAAGTGCTAAATTTTTCATATATGGGGACATTTTTTTAGATTATAGCAGAGTGAGTATCAGAACACAAGTAACCGAGACCTTGTTCCAGAGTAATCTGTGGTCTAAATCCAAGAGTTTTTAGTTTATCAACATTTAAGGTGAAGTTTTTTGCCTGCACTCTCCTATAAAAATCTGGTGTGGGTATTGATTTTATTTCACTCTTACTATTGGTCATATCCTTTGCCGTTAAAATTATATCTTTATATAACCTTGGACTTCCTGCACCTATATTATAGATGGAATTTATTTCACCAATATCCATTACAGTTCTAATTGCTCTCGACACATCATCAACATGCATATAATCTCTGTAGTATTCTCCACCATCATACAAACAAATCTCTTTATCTTCTTTTAAGAGATTAACCATATGGCCAAGAACATTCTTTTTACTAGATTGAGTTTTATCATGTCCGTAAATACTCGCACTACGAATAATTCTATATTTTACATCAAAAGTCTCACAGAAAGATATCAATAACTGCTCTGCGGTTCTTTTTGTAATTGAATAAAATCCTCTTGGATTGCACTCATCAGTTTCTTTAGAGTTCAGAATATCATTACCATAAACAAATCCAGTACCAACATAATTAAAAACAGAATTTGTACCTTTGCAATATTCTAAAACATCCATGAGAATATTTAAGTTTGTATTAATATCTACATGAAGATCTTCAAAAACATTGTAGTTAGTGGTTGTACTCAAAAAATAAACGATATTATCAGATTGTGGTTGTCTTTCTTCTCTAGGAATAACTATAGATTCTTTCCGATATATTTTTGAAAAAACACTTCCTACAAATCCAGTTCCACCATAAACAGAAATTTCACTCATACTTATCACATGCAATAAATGAACTTGCTGCCAAATCTTTTTTAGATAAAATTGGTCCAACAGTTGTTTGCCAATCGATTGCTAGATCCATATCATTCCACAGTAGAGATCTCTCATATTCTGGATAATAATAATCAGTAGTTTTATAAACAAACTCTGCAGATTCTGTCAATGTATAAAATCCATGAGCAAAACCAGGAGGAACCCACAGTTGAAGGTTGTTTCTATTGAGTTCGATACCATACCACTTTCCAAAAGTGGATGATGATTTTCTAAGGTCTACAATTACATCAAAGACAGCACCAGATACACATCGTACTAACTTACCTTGTGGATTTTCAATTTGATAGTGAAGTCCCCTTAGAACACCCTTTGAAGACTTGGAGTGATTATCTTGAACAAACTCAACATCATATCCAACGATTTTTCTAAACTCTTTAAGGTTAAAAGACTCCATAAAGAATCCACGTTCGTCCTCAAACTTCTTGTTTGTGATAACATAGGCATCTTTTAGATTAGTTCCAATTGCGTTCATGTTAATCATTTTTGACCGTATTTTTCTAAAAGTTCAGGTGAATATTGTTTGATATCTTTAATATTTTTTTCTTCTCTCTTTGCTCTTTCAAGTTCATATACTCTATTTCTAAGTTCTGTAGTAGAATACTGATGTCTTCTTTTATGATAGAAAATTTCAACATCGTTATCAATACAATATTGCTTTCCAGTAAAATCAATATCTTTATATTCTTCACTCAAAAATCTAATATGAAATGTTTGAGTTTTAATTAGATTGAGGAGATCTGCTTCAGTATCGTATATCAGAATCTCATCAACATATTTACACCCCTGTACCTGAACAAACCTTTCATAAATTGATTGTGCTGGTTTGTTTTTTAAACTAGGTCTATCAATAGTGGGATCAACTTGTAGTGCAACCTTTAGATAGTCACACATTTCTTTTTCCATCTTGAGCATTGTAACATGCCCCGCATGAAAAAGATCAAAACAACTACAATTAAAACCAATTTTCATATCAATAACACTTTTATCTAATTATACAAAAAAAGCAGGGTTTATGCAACCCCGCTTTATAAGGTCTTTTCATGCACGCCACTTACTCTTTGTCCAGAAGCAAGAAACTGGGCGGGGTAACCCCATCCGCACCACTAATTTTTAAGAAAAATTAGAAACTTGTATGTTTTATAATATTAAAAGCCAATGTAATTCTTTCTCCTTTATAGGTTTGTGGTTCAACGGAATGATCCACTCGACTATTAAATAAAATCATAGTTCCATTATCACCTTCATATTTTTTATTATGTTTAGGAAATAATGTTGGATGATTTTTATTTTGATAATAAATTACACCAGAAATTGATCCTGAATGTTGATGAGTTGGATTTCCATTTCCCTGATAAGAAAAATTTGTCCAAACATCCCATCCATCAAAATGTCCAGGTCGATTTAAGAGTTTATAATCTCTATGATGACCTCCCCAATGCATTGAACACACTCTAAGGGTGTATGGCAACCAGAAAGAATTAATGATTAGATATGGAGAAACAGAACACTGATAACTATTTTGCAATCTAAAGTCTGAACCATATCCAAGATTTTCATGAGCTTTAAGAAATCCAAGTGGATGATTCTTATTTTTCTTAGACTCATTAACCCAAATTTTTATTTCTTGGTTTATTTCTTTTGGTAATTTACATATCAGAAAAGGATCAACCCATTTTAAATCAAATTTCATAAAAAATACCATATTGTCTAGTTTTCGAACTAGAAAACGCAGGGGTCATTTGACCATCCCGACCAGGGTTTTTTACATGTCTCCATCATGGGCATTTATTAGGGATGACTCCACCAGTTCTTTTAGAGACTTTCCGTGTCTTCATCGTCCTTGACATAGGCAGGGACGTTATCGGGATCCAACCAACAAGTGTAATCGTGATCTTCCATTGCGGTCATGAGTTGCATCTCATTATCACATAGATACATATCGCGGTAGCGTCCAGTATAGGAATCTACCTTTTGAATTCGACAATCAGGCATTCCGTTGATTTCCAACTTCCCAACCTGCACATAACGATAAGGAAACCGCTCCATAAGAACGGTAGGTTTTTTAACGACTTTCATCAAGCAACCTCAATGGTTTCAAGATCTGAAGCAATGTAATCCATGAGCATTTCATAATCATCAAGGGGATCACCAGAGAACACCACTCCATTATTTTCATAAAAGCGGCGCACCTTTTTATAAAGTTTCGGACTCTTTACATCAAGGTAGATATCCCCGTTAGCAGCAGAACGAAGAGTGCTAACATCTTTCTTGAACTTTTCGATCAGAGACATTGTCGTAATTTGATTACCCGAATATTATAAGGTTTGAATGGTATTTAGTCAATGGTGCCAGCAGAAAAACTGGCAATCGGAGTGATAGGATTCGAACCTACGGCATCCGCCTCCCAAAGACGGCGCTCTACCAAGCTGAGCTACACTCCGTTGTGATAGGTTCCTATCGCCGCCAGTCCTGAACCTATCTAAGGGAACTGCCGCAGTTGAGTGGTTTTCCTCTCAACAGAAATAATTATACTACTTTTTGTGGTGCTTGTCAAATGGTGCCCAGTGCTGCCAGTTGTATTTGTGTATAAGATAGATACCCATAATAGGCACAACCACTAAAAGGTAACAAAGAAATCCTAATGTAACTGGTGTCTCTAGTGTCCAGCGTGCTATATGTCCCATTACCAGTCCGTTAAAATAGAAACTACAAATAAAAATACGCCAAACATACACATAAAAAACAGAATGCCTAGTTGTACTGCCATGTCTCCCAGGGGTCTGAATTATGAACACACGAATTAGGATGCGCCCATTCCTCTTTCTTCTCCATTGATAACTGATGTCTCAGTCTTCTGATCTCTTCCTTTAACCAGCGATTCTCGTTTTCTAGTTCT